ATGCGTTCATGGATTGAAATACATGACTGGATTAAAGCGATGACTTTTCCAGAAAACTTTGAGCAGTATCAACAATTACCAAGACTAGCACGAAACACTGGTAATCCACAGCAACCACAATTCTCTGATGCGACATTGACTATATACTCATCAGCATATACTCCTTTGTATCGTATGAAGTTTGTGGATGTATTCCCAACATCATTAGCATCATTCATGCTGGCATCACAAGATACACCAGAGAATGTATTAACATCCGATGCAACATTCAGGTTTACCTACTATACGATAGATAAACTTTTTTAACTGAGGTAATTATATTATGACAAAACTTGACGAATTAATGGCAGAATGGGACAAAGACTCCCAAATTGACCGCACAGAACCTGGTAAGGCTATGATTGATATACCAAAACTTCATAGCAAATACCTACGCATTCTATCACACCATAAACTATTAATTAAAGACGCTGAGTTCAAGTATGCTCGTATGCGTAAAATTAAATGGGAATACTACACCGGTAAAATGGGTGATGATGACCTGAAGAAATATGGATGGGATCCATTCCCATTCACCATCAAATCAGAATTGGCTACATATATGGAAGCAGACGAAGACTTAAACAAGTTTGTGGCTGCAAGAATGTTACACGAAGAAATTGTGAATGCATGTGAGTTAATTATGAAAGAATTACATAGCAGAACCTTCCAATTGAAATCGTATATTGATTGGGAAAGATTCATCCAAGGTGTCTGATTTAATAGTAAGTAAAGTAAACGAAGCGTATATAAAATTAGATTGTGAGCGTAGCACAGCACAAGAGATATCTGACTACTTCACATTTCATGTGCCAGGTTACCAATTCACACCAGCGTATCGTAATCGCTTGTGGGATGGAAAAATTCGTTTACTTGATTTACGAAACAACACGATGTATTATGGATTGATTCCATACTTACAATCGTTTTGTGATGGTCGTGGTTACACTATCAACTACGCACCTGATGTTCAACTGACTGAGGACTTCTCTGTTAAAGAAGCGGTAGACTTTATCAACACACTAGGTTTACCATTCAACCCAAGAAACTATCAAGTAGATTCGTTTGTACACGCTATTCGCAACAGACGAACACTATTACTTTCACCAACTGCATCAGGTAAATCTTTAATACTTTACTTGGTTCTACGATACATTCAAACGCAATGTGATAAAGGTTTGTTGATTGTACCTACAACATCTTTGGTGGAACAAATGTATTCCGACTTTCAATCATATGGATATGATTCGGAACAACATTGCCATAAACAATATGCAGGTAAAGATAAAACAACAGACAAGTTTCTGACTATCACAACATGGCAGTCTATCTACAAAAATCCACCCGAGTATTTTGAACAATATGACTTTGTTCTTGGTGATGAAGCGCATCAGTTCAAAGCAAAGTCTCTTGGTACAATTATGGGTAGTTTAACAAACACCAAGTATAGAATTGGTTGTACTGGTACTCTTGATGGAACACAGACACATAAACTTGTGCTTGAAGGTTTGTTTGGTGCAGTATTGAAAGTTACTACCACCAAAGAGTTGATTGATGACAAACAACTCGCTGAGTTCAAAATTAAATGCTTGATTCTAAAGTATCCCGAACACATCTGTAAAGAAAGCAGAAAGTGGGACTATCAGGCAGAGATGGACTATATAGTAAAGAACGGTGCAAGAAATAATTTTATTAAAAACTTGACTTTATCATTAGAGGGCAACACCCTAGTGCTATTCCAGTATGTTGAGAAACATGGCAAGGAACTAATGAGACTGATAGACGCAGAAAAGAAAAATAGAAAGGTGTTTTTCGTATATGGCAACACTGATGTGGAAGTTCGTGAAGAGGTTCGTGCTATTACTGAGAAAGAATCTGATGCAATCATTATTGCTAGTTATGGTACTTTTTCAACTGGTATTAACATTAGAAATCTACACAACGTTATCTTCGCTTCTCCGTCCAAGTCACGAGTTCGGAACCTCCAGTCAATCGGTCGTGTATTACGTAAAGGAGAAAATAAAGAATCGGCAGTTCTTTTCGATATAGCAGATGACTTCAAAGTGGGTAAACATGTCAACTTTACCTTGAAACATTTCATTGAGCGTGTTAAAATCTACGAAGAGGAAAAGTTTAAGTATAAATTTTACAACATAGAGTTAAAAAATGCATAACCAAAATATCAAAATTCTAAGACTAAATGATGGTGAGGATATTATCACAGATTATCATTTAGAAGAAGGTAATATTGTTGTAATGAATAATCCGATGACACTTTTCTTTAAACGATTGAGTGTTGGCAAATCAATGGTTCTCATGCAACCATGGCTACCTATTGAACTTGTTGATGTTAATTGCGCTAAAATATTTGCGAATCAGATTCTTACCGTAATCGAACCTAAGCCTGCATTAGTTGAATACTATAAAAATTCAGTTGATGAATCTAATGAGATTGTTGCTGAGTATAGCAGTCAGATTGATGAATCACTATTGAACGATGCTGGCGCATCGTCATACGATTCTGATGAAGAAGATTACACCGAAGACGATGCGTTCATTGACAAGATGCAAGAATCGTTTAATATAAAGAATAAAATAATACATTGAACAGCCCAACAGCCGAAGTATACATCAGGCCAAAAAAACTGTCAAGCACTAAAATAGGTAATAATATGAGTAAAGTGAAACATTATGTGAACAACGCTGATTTTCTGCAAGCGTTGATAGACCACAGAGCCGCTTGCGAAGCGGCGAAAGCCGCTGGTAAAGAGGAACCAATCATTCCAAATTACATAGGCGAATGCTTTCTAAAGATTGCAAACCATCTAGCCAGAAAACCAAACTTCGGTTCATATTCATTCCGTGAGGAAATGATTTGTGATGGTATTGAAAACTGTATCATGTACTTCAGAAACTTTGATCCATCGAAGTCTACCAATCCATTCGCATACTTCACACAAATCATTTACTTTGCTTTCTTGCGTAGAATCCAAAAAGAAAAGAAACAACTATATGTGAAGTACAAAGCAACAGAGCAGTTTGGTATCCTTGATGAAGGTGAAATGTTTGAAGACGCTGATGGTAACATGAAACAGTTTGTCTTGTATGACAACATCTCGGAATTTATCCAGACATTTGAAGAGAAGCGGAAAGAAAAGAAAAAGTCTACCAAGAAAACTAAAGAAAAAGGTCTTGACAAGTTCATGGTGGATGATATAATTGAAGACCCAATACTACCTGAAGATGGAGAACTAGAATGAAAATTGGTTTTACATGTTCAACATTCGACCTGTTTCACGCAGGTCACATTATGATGTTGAAAGATGCCAAAGAGCAATGTGATTATTTGATTGTTGGATTACAAACTGATCCAACGATTGACCGTGCAGAAAAGAACAAACCAGTTCAATCTGTGTTTGAGCGTTTCGTTCAACTTGATGCCTGCAAGTATGTGGATGAAGTTGTTGTGTATGCAACAGAGAAAGAGTTGTTGGACATTCTCCAGTCATATGACATTGATGTTCGCATCATTGGCGAAGAATATGAATCGAAACATTTCACCGGTAAAGAACTACCAATCGAAGTCTACTACAACAAACGCCGTCACAGTTTCTCTACCACCGAGTTGCGTAAGCGTGTGAAAGAGGCTGAGACAATCAAAGCCGCACAAACAGATAAGTGGTAATATGAGGATTGCTTTGATTAACGACACCCATGCTGGTGCTCGTGGTGATAGTCTTTTGTTTAATGAATTCTTTTTCAAGTTCTGGGAAGGCACATTCTTTCCATACTTGAAAGAGAACAACATTAAACACATCGTTCACTTGGGTGATGTTGTTGACCGTCGGAAGTTTATCAACTATGTGATTCTCAATCAGTGGCGCAAAAGATTCTTTGATGTGCTTGAAAAAGAAGGTATCACAATGGATGTTATCGTTGGTAACCACGATGTTACATTTAAGAACACCAACGAAATCAATGCCATGCATGAGTTGTTTGACCACTACAAAAACATTCAGGTGTTGACAGAGCCAGACTTACACAACTATGATGGTCTTGATGTATTGATGGTGCCATGGATTAACTCCAGCAACTATGAACAATCATTAGAAGAAATGCGAAACACAAAAGCACAAGTTGTGTTCGGTCACTTTGAGATTGCTGGCTTTGAAATGGACAGAGGTAATGTGTCACACTCTGGACTAGATAGAAAAGTATTTGATAAGTTTGACATGGTATTATCTGGTCACTTTCATCACAAGTCTACTGATGGTACAATCTACTATCTCGGTAATCAATATGAAATCACTTGGGCTGACCATGGTGATGTTCGTGGCTTTCATGTGTTTGATACTTCCAATCGTGACTTGAAGTTTGTTGCAAATCCAAACAAAATCTTCCACAAGATTAACTACGATGATTCAACACAATCATTTGAAGAATGGAAGAAGTTTGACTTCACACAATACAAAGACACATATGTTAAAGTAGTAGTAGTGAACAAACAGAATGCATATCTGTTTGACTATGTTGTTGATGCCCTATATAAAGCACAAGTAGCCGATGTTGCTATCGTTGAAGACTTCACCGACAACATGGTAGAAGATGATGAAGAGTTGGTAAATCAAGCAGAAGATACCATGACTATTCTATCAAAATACATTGATGGGTTGACAATCAATGTTGATTCTGCTAAACTAAAGAATCTCATGCGTGAATTATATGTTGAGTCCTTGAACACTGAAATTATTGAATGATTTATTTTAAGACGATCCGTTACAAAAACTTTCTAAGCACAGGTAACTATTTTACAGAAATAAAACTGGACCAAAGTTCCAACACATTGATTGTTGGTACGAATGGTGCTGGTAAGAGCACAATGCTTGATGCGTTGTGCTTTGGATTGTTTGGCAAACCATTTCGTAATATCAATAAGCCACAACTTCTAAACAGTATCAATCAGAAAGATTGTGTTGTTGAGATTGAACTTTCTATTGGTTCAAAAGACTATAAGATTGTGCGTGGTATCAAACCCAATATCTTTGAGATATATTTGAATGGCGATTTACTGAATCAAGCAGCCGCAGTAAAAGACTACCAAGACCACTTAGAGAAATTTATTCTCAAATTAAATTACAAGTCTTTCACTCAGATTGTGATTCTTGGTTCAGCATCGTTCGTTCCCTTTATGCAACTCTCTGCGGCTGACCGTAGAGCAATCATTGAAGACTTGTTGGATATCCAAATCTTCTCTACCATGAATACGGTACTAAAAGATAGGCTCACATTGAATAAAGATGCTATGCAAACAAACAAGCATGACTATGATGTGAATACCACGAAGTATGACATGCAGAAGAAACACATTGAAGTTTTGAAACAAAACAACGATGAAATGATTGTCACTAAAGAAGCAGAGATTGCCGCAGTCTTGTCACAGATTGAAGATGTTAATCACATTATTTCGGAATTAAACAACGATGTTATTACTCTACAAGAATGTATCCTAGACAGAGAAAGTGTTAGTGCTAAGTTGAAGAAGATGAATCAATTTGAGGCACAGATTGAATCTAATGTTACCAAGTATAAGAAAGACATTAAGTTTTTTGAAAACAATGATGACTGTCCTACATGCAGACAAGCAATCAACGCAGAGTTTAAGAACACACAGATTACCGAACTTGGTGATAAAGTGGAGAAATGTACTCACGGTTTGACTAAACTGGAAGCAGATATTCTGGAACAACAAAATCGTTTGAATGAGATTCAAAAAATCACAACAGACATTCAATGTAAACAAGTCAATATTGCTTCCAACAATATGACAATCATCCAGTCAAACAAATACATTGGTAAGTTGCAAAAAGAAATTCTTGCACTTAGTGGAACAAAAGAAGACCTGAAAACTGAGACTGAGAAGTTGGAAGAGTTAAAGAATTCTTTGACTGCACTTGAGGACAAGAAGAAAGAATTGATGGATGAAAAATCATATCTTGATGCCGCATCCTTGTTGTTGAAAGATACTGGTATCAAAACCAAAATCATCAAACAATATTTGCCAGTGATTAATAAACTGGTGAACAAATATCTTGCGACACTAGACTTCTTTGTTAACTTTAACTTGGATGAATCATTCAAAGAAACAATCAAGTCTCGCCATCGTGATGAGTTTAGTTACGCATCATTTAGTGAAGGTGAGAAACAGCGTATTGATATGGCATTGATGTTGACTTGGAGAGCAGTGGCTAAGTTGAAGAACTCTACCAATACCAACTTGTTGATTCTTGATGAGGTATTTGATTCAAGTCTTGATGCAAACGGCACAGAGTACTTAATGAACATCCTACATATGTTAGAAGATGTGAACTTGTTTGTTATCTCTCACAAAGGTGATATACTCCAAGACAAGTTTAGAAGTATGATTCGTTTTGAGAAAGTAAATAATTTTAGTAGAATAGCGAGGTAATTATGAATGGTGACTACCAAATATTGAAAGCACTCCATCAGTTCCACGAAGGAACTAGAAGTGCAAGTGTATATCTTTTACAAGGTAAAGATAAATTTTTAGTCTTGTATTATGATGCACAAGATGATTATAATGATGCAGGATATTTTGATTTTGAAGTTAAAGCCGAAGAAGCGGCAGAAGATTGGGTGATGAGAGCATGAACGAAGCAACAATTAAAGATGATGACATTCTAGTTATCAATACACAAACAGACGCAAAACCTACACGGGTATCATATGATCCACTTCCTGTTTACACAGAGGGTCATCCATTTCTAAAGATGGAAACTAAAGAAGTTTCACCTGAAGAAATTAAAACAGCAGATTTTCAACAAGCGATTGGTCAGTTGAAAGCAACCATGCGTCAGTATGGTGCCGTTGGCATTTCAGCCAATCAATGTGGTTTGAATCTGAGATTGTTTGTTCTTGGTACAGATGTTTTCCAAATGGCATGTATCAATCCAAAAATTATTGACACAGAAGGTGAGTTGGTAAAAGTGCGTGAAGGTTGCGTATCGTTTCCAGCATTGTTTATTAATGTTCCTAGATACCAAAGAATCCAAGTTGAGTATCTGAATGAGAATGGCGAAACAACTACCACTTGGCTTGACGGTATTACCGCACAATGTTTCCAGCATGAACTTGACCACATGAATGGAATCTGTTATACTGATAAAGTTGGTCCGTTGGCTGTGCAAATGGCTAAGAAACGCCAAGCAAAAATGATTAAGATGATTAAACGAAGCATGAGGTAAGCATGACTGAGAAAAAAGTAGAAGAAACAACAGAGTATGAAAGTTGTTTAGAATTTGAGAACGATGAAATAAATGATGTGACAAAGTTCATGGAAGACGGTGCCATCGCTGATACTGGACTTGTTGCTGAGGTTGATGATTCACTTTTGACCCGTGAAGAATTCTTCAAGAAATACTGGAAAGGTATGCCTACCTTTGACCAGAATGATAACCCACCATGGAAACAAATCTATGTGAACTTCCGTAACAAAGAAGACTATGAAGAGTTTGCTAAGTTGGTTGACCAAGCATTGACAGATAAGAGTAAAAGTATCTGGTATCCTAAACTTGACATTGAAGAAAACTCTTTGCATCGTTGGATTGTAGAATGATTATTAATCCCAAGTATCCAGTTTATATTATTTCGAAAGGTCGCCATGAATCCATGTTGACCTCTCGTTCACTTGCACGAATGAAGATTCCTCATTACATTGCAATTGAACCACAAGATTTACAAAACTATGAAACGGCACTTGATAACTTCAAGATTCGCCCATATGTGACATTGTTAGTTGCACCATTCAGTAATCATGGCGATGGTCCTGGTCGTGCTCGTAATTGGTGTTGGGACCATGCGATTGAAATCGGTGCTGAGAAACATTGGGTGCTAGATGATAACATCACAGACTTCTATCGTTTGAACAACAACAAACGATACCGAGTTGAATCTGGTGCTATCTTTCGTGCCGCAGAAGATTTTATTGACCGCTTTGAGAATGTACCAATCTCTGGCTTTCAATATCGTTTCTTCATTGCACCGAATTCTAAGTATCCACCATTTGTAACTAACACACGAATCTATTCATGCTTGCTTATCTCTAATGATTGCAAGCATCGTTGGCGTGGTCGTTACAATGAAGATACTGATATCTGTCTCCGTGTTTTGAAAGATGGTGATTGTACAATTCAGTTCAATGCATTCTTGCAAGGTAAAGCCGCAACACAAACAGTTAAGGGTGGTAACACCGAAGAGTTCTATCACAAAGAGTTTGCCGACTCTGATGAAAATTTTAAGAAGACTGGTTACAATAGCAGTGGTACTATCAACAAGTCCCAAATGTTGGCTGAAATGCATCCTGATGTGGCAAGAGTTGTTTGGAGATATGGTCGTTGGCATCACTATGTTGACTACAATCCATTCAAAGTCAACAAACTGAAATTGAAACCAAATGTAGTAATTCCAGAAGGTAATAATGAATATGGAATGAAACTTATTCACAATTGGAAGCCAGAGGCTGAGTAATTAATACTTTTTAACTACTTGACATTCCTCCTGCTCCTGATATACTTGTATCTGTTGTTAGAAGGAATGTTATGAAATTTACACAAGAATCCAAGTCTCAGTTAGCCAAGTTGATGGCTACTGAGAACATCATCGTTGAACACCAAAAAATTTCAACTGCGGCATTCAACCTCAAAGACCGTGTGTTGTATTGCCCAATCTGGACAGATATGTCCGGTGATTTGTATGACCTCTTGCTAGGTCACGAAGTTGGTCACGCATTAGAGACACCAGAACAAG